GAGTCGTCCGAAAATCCTGCCGGCCGTACACGAAATACTTGTCACTTTCCTTCAGCACGTCGACGCGCGGATAAACCAGATCCGCGATCAACGCACCGTTCGAGTATTTTAGGGAAAAGTCAGACAGTGCCCTGTCAATATGAATGGTTCCTCGTGTGTTACCCATCTATGTCACCTCCAAATCGGTGATAATCGTCACGAACTGTATTCAGACGGAATACAGAGAATACATTTCACGATGTTGCCGGATGTTGAGTTCGCGCTGATCGCGCGACCGACAATACCGACACCGCTGTTATGCGCGCCGGTGCCCTTCGGCTTTACCCGGCCGCTTGTGTCGCCGACAATCAGTATGTCGCCAACAGAAACGGATGCGGATATTTCAACCTTGGCAATGCCGGCAACCTGAAAGTTACCGACCTTCCCGGCCTCGAGCGTGGAGTCGCGTAGTACGCCGGCAATGTTGGCAGCACTCGCGCCGGCCGGGTTCGTTACCTGTCCCTCGGTGTCGGTGTCGAGCACCGCCACGCGATATTGCGACATCGTGGCTTCGGCGGCTTTCAGCTTGAAAGTCGCGTTAAGAAGTTCGTTCATTTCGGTCATTTCGAGTCACCTCCGTCGCTGATGAAATTCGTGCCCTTGTTCCTGCTTTCGGGCGGAAGTTCGTATTTCAGCACTTCACACGCCGCGGTAGCGTAATCCGCGGCAATTTTCGGATCGAGATCGTGTTTCTTGCAGTAGTCCCGGATGTCTTCGTCCCGGCTTTCCGCATCCTTGGTCTCGTTGTCGCCGGCACCATCGCCTTTACCAGTGCCGTCGCCCGCTCCGGTCTCGCTAAACGCAACATGGTCGTCGCGTTTCTCGATTGCTTCCTTCCAGACCTTGAACTCGGCCTCGTCACCCTTGGTTTTCAGGTCGTAAAGGGCCTCGTAATCCGCCTTCATGGCCGGCTCGACTTTCTTCTCGACCAGTGCAAACCACGCGGTTTTCTCCGCGTCGTAGGCCACCTGCGCGTATTCGGCGATCTTGTCATCCTTTTCCTTGGACTCCTTTTTCGCCACATCGAGCTCCGCCTTGGCAGTTTCGAGATCGGATTCCGCTGACTTGAACTCGGCCTGTCGGGCTTCGCCATCAGCCGTAGCCGCGACGAGCTTTCCCTTCAAGTCCGCATTCTCGTCTTCGAGTTTCTTAATGAGTTTCTCACTCATAAGACCATCACCTCCATCGGTGAAATTTTCAGTTTCAATCTCTCCAGATTCGGAAAGCGAATACGCATACGAAAATATATCTTTAAGGACAATGGCAGACTGCTCGGCACCCAGCAACGCCAGATGTCCGAGCGTCCATTTCCCGTCTCGTTTTTCCAGCCCCGCGCTCCGTTTTCGGTAGCTGCTATTCAGTTTTGCATATATGGCCTCCGGGACTCGCTTCAAATCACCAACCAGCCTGCCCGCCACAACCCGTAGATTGTGAACCCAGCCTGCGGCCGGATCGCCGCTCTTTACATCGTGACCGAGGCGGATCGGCGCGCCGTCCGACCGACTATTCGCCGCGATTTCGTCGAGTTCCGCTTCCGTCCACGTCTTCGCGTTCCCGCTCCCGTCCACATGCCGGCCAACTTTGAATATTTCCACACCATCGGCATCGAATGCCGGTTCTGGTTCCGGCGCCTTCGCATACAACGCAGTTACGCCTTCAGCCACGCTGCTCGTTTCGCCGCGCGTAAATGCCGATTCGTCAAGTTGAAATCCATAGAATATTTCACCGGCGCGCTCGACGGGCCAGCCGGGGATCGCCGAATGTTTTTGCGTCCACATCCGCACCGCTGGCAGATCGGGGAAAAACTTCTTTGAGAAATGATAGCCGATCACTTTTCCTTCACCGGCTTCGGTTTTTTGTTCGCGCCGTTCGCCGATTTCAACCGCCCGCATCTGTGCCCCGCATTCTGAGCACTTCTGTTCCTTACATCTCACATCGGCCTCGACCGATACCTTGTGCCCGCATTCCGGGCACTTGCATTCATGCTCGCCGTGGGGATGCTGGTGTTCTCCACCTTCTACTTTTTCTTTTTTAACCCAGGCATCGCCCTTGATTTCGTATGTGTTCCGAAATTGCTTGCGCGCTGCGGCCCAGGCCGATTCGACGTCGTTTTCTTTTTTCTCCAACCCGTCCGCGATCCGCGCAATCCAATTCACCTGATCGAGCGTGAGTGCAACATCGTCCATCTTTTTTAGATTATCAGGCACGTTTTTCATCTTATCCCACGGCATAAAAACACCTCATTTCGTCCCGCCGAATTCTTTCGACATCAACCTCAAATCGGGCGGGCCGGAAAATCCTTTTTTCAAACGGTCATCAGAATAGATAACCGAAATCCATATTGACCGACAATTATAATGTGCCGGGAAGTTGAACGGCGGCGGCTCACTCGCCGGATAAATATGTCCGTCCACGCTGGTGCAGAAAAGTGATTGCCGATCGTCGGCCACCCCGCTCGCCTGAAGCCCGGGGAAATCTTCGACCACGGCCGGGTCCTGAAAAGCCAGCAAACGTGCGTCGTTTACGGCTCGTGTCGTGTTTGTCCGAACGATATTCTGCAATCTGTTCGCCGTCGTCAGTTCTGGCGCCAGTTGTTCGCCGCGCGCGATAAACTCCTCGAAGGCTTTACCTACCTCGGCAATAATTTCTTTCTCGCCCTGCATGGTTTGAAGACCGGCATAAATCGCCTTCTTTGATTTTTCCAAAAGTTCAACATTCACCACGCCAGTAATCCAGAAATCAGCCGACTGCTTCGCGCCCGCGCCGAGTTTCGCCAGTGCTTTCGTGCGCGCCGCGCGGACTTTCGCCCAGTTCCCATCCTCTTTCCACTTCTTTACCTGTTTCAATGCCTCTTCCGGCGGCACCGCCTCGGCGGAAATATTCAGTTTTGCGAAATTTGCCAGTTCATCGGCCACGGCCGCGGTGAATCCCTGCACATCCGGCACTACATCACGCGGTCGATTTACTTCTTTCATCGCGCCGAGATAAGATTCAAACGTAAGTCCCGAAAAATAGTCACGCGATAATCCTTTCAACTGCGATACTTGCCCGCCGGGCAATTTTAACCCGTTCAGGTCGCCGCTCTTACGAAGCAGTTTCCGCGCCGATTCCTTCACCGAATCCCGCATCGCCTCGAATACCGGGCGAACCGATTCCATATAATCGTTTTCAAGGTCGTCTCGACGCTGAATCTGCTCTTTGAAGTATTTAACCCCGCCGATTCGTTCCTCGGCGGCAAACAACGCGCGCCGCGGCTTCCAGTCAGGATGCGAAACAGCAAATTTGTGTTCGCCGTCGCCTTCGTCTTCGAGTTCCGGTTCGCCCGGGCCCAGCTTTTTCGGTTCCGGCTCAATCTCAATGTCGATAATATCGTCTTCGCCTTCCGCCGCAGACGATCCGGATCCCAGTTGCCGGGCTACCGGCCCGGCTATTCCCGCCATTGGATTCGCGGGCACAAACATCTTGTCGGAATTGTCGTCAAACGCCGATGACGGCGGCATTCCAAGCTGTCGGCGCACGGGATTTATGTCGCTCTCGACCATAATTCCCAAATTCGCCAGCTTCTCGAGCTCAACTGCATCTTTAACCTGGAGCTCACCCTGCATCGGGCGCCACACATGCCGCGGAAGCGTAAATACACCCGGAAAGTTCAGCCATACCAGCGTGCGGAGCACCCGCTCCCGCATCACAGACTCGGCAATATCGCGCCGTAGGAAGTTTACATAATCCTCGAGCGTCTCCCGATGCACATTGCCGAGCGCGTAACTACCGACCCCGTCTCCGGTGCCGCTCGTAAGCGTTTGGCCCAGTATCGCCTTGACCATTTGCTCATCGTGATATTCGATTGACTCTCGGAACGCACCCCGCCCGCCAGTGGTGAGAAACTGAATATCAATGTCGTCCGGGATGGTAATTGACGTGTTATTCATGATGGACTTTAGAGCGTCCATCAGCTTGTCTTGGTCTTGCTGCCGGGCTCTGGGATATTTTGCCACGCGGGTCGGCGCCCCGAACCGCTCCATATACACATTCCACCACTTCATCAAAAAGTCTTTCGACCACCAGTGCTTATACGCCGCACGTAGGTCTGAGCGGCCCCACGGTCGCCCGTCTTCCGGCTGATACACATATATAATAAATTTCCATAATGGTAATTTACGCTCGCCACCCGCCGCAAGAGTAAGTTTTAAATCAGTAATATTACTAAACGAATCGAGATCATACTTGTAGTCCCGCGGGTTTTTGGGCCGAATGCTCTCCAACCCCCACAATCCTTTATATTCGCCGTCGGCGATCGTCTTGAAGTTCATTTCGCCGATTGAATACCCGCGATAAACCGCGCTCATTGTGTCGAAAAGCACCTCGATGAGCGAACCGCGCATGTCTTCAAGCGTCCATTTGCAGAATCCCGCCACCTTTTTATCAAATTCGTCGTTCGTAGCCGGCTGAATGTCCCAATCCGACCGCACGACCGCGAACCGCTTCGAGTTGACCGCCATACGCACCGTTGCATCGGTCATCATTCGATCGTAAACATCGAGTCCTTCGCGCCTGACGAGGTCGTCCGGGTTCTGAAACTCACCAAATGCACCCCAACCACGCTTCGACTCGATGTTGGCGTCTTCGCCGGTCTGTTTTTCGATTTCAGCTTTGCCGGGCGGCTTGACCACACGCCCCTGAGCATATACCCACGCACGCGAAACCGCTCCGGCGGCACGCCGAATTGTAGAATTCTCGTTGTTTGCCATGGGTTATTTTGAACTTTCGAGGTTGTACAGGTCGATTATGTCGGGATCGACACTTATTTCGCGCACGAGCCGCTCCCCCTGCCGCTTCGCCTGCCGGCGGGCATACTTGGCGAACGTCCGACAGGCCCGCCAGGCGCCACACGCCTCTTTACACTCGTTTTCTAGGTGTCCATCGTTGCCAAATTTGCCCCAGCAAGAAAATTTGCTCTCTAACATTCTATTCGTACCGCCAGTTTGGACAAAATATAGGTAAAAACAAAAAGAAATTACCCCGTTGGCCTGGTTTTTACCCGGTTGATTTTGTTTTTTCCCCTTTTGCCCCTTTATTCTTGACACTCACAACCTTAAATGGTCCGCATACCCCTGCCGAGTGCATCGCGGCCGCGTTCATGGCACCGCGTATCCGCTGTTTTGGGCTCAAATGCCCCAATATGTTCAAAACCGCCATCGCCCCGAGCGCGTAACTTTCCCCGCAGCCAATCGCGTTATACCCGCTCACGACATCGGC